TCAGCCTCCAGCTGGTGCTCGGCGCTGGGGCCGAGGTTCACCCGACAGTGCCACGTCCGGTCTGCACGATCGCAGAACAGCAGCAGCCGGCCGGCGTGGAGGCTGATCATTCGAACTCGCCGTAGGCCGGGGAGTGATAGAGCCGCTCAAGCATCATGCTGGCGGGCTCCTGAACCTGCACTTCCTGCGCGATCGACACGGCGATCGGATCAGCTGGGCACACCGCCCACCAGATGTCGGCGTTGGTGTGCTCCTTCACCATCACCAGGCTGGTGCGGCGGCTGCGCACCAGGATCCACAGCGCCAGGCGCTCGATCAGGTTCAGGCTGGGCAGCTGCATCATCCCTCCAGTTTGCCGATCAGCCGGTCGATATACCACCGGCACTTCTTGGCATCCTCGAGCGAGTTGCCTTTGCACCAGAGCCGCAGCAGATACTTGAGCGCTTGGCCCTGCAGGTAGGCCGGCACCATGTGCGGCGCATCGGCCATGGCAGCCTCGATCACGTCGATCGCTTCCACCGGGCCGCGCTTGTAGTGGTTGGGGTTGATCGGGTCGGTCATTCGGTGAGTTCCCAATAGTGGCTGGCCAGTTTCGTCACGATCTCACGCGCGGCGATCAGTTCATCGAAAAACTGCTGTGTGACGGCATACTCCGTCCCGCGGTGGCCGCAGTCGTAACACTTGCGGCGCTGACGGCGCACTTGGCCGTCATAGCTGCGCTCCGAGTTCTCGCACCGGAACCGGCCGCCACACTCGGGGCACTTCATTTCGGTGAACGGGCTGGGCATCACCACCACCGGCCGAGCAGCTGCTGGCGGCACACCGCAATCGCCTGCTGAGCTAGCTTCTGCGTCATCACCGACTCGGCGTCATCCATCGCGCGGCACACCTTGCCGTGGAGCTCGGCATAGTCGGTGTCGCGGAAGTTGGCGGCGATGTCGCGGCAGAACTCCTGCCACAGCCCGGTGTAGGTGCAGCAGGTCCGGCCGCTGCGCTCGTAGAGGGCTTCCATCATGTCGGCGCGCTGCTGATCAAGTTGGACGCGGTTCATGGTTCTAGGTGTTGGCGGAGGTAAAGCAGCTCAGCGCAGAGCTGCTCGCGGTTGCGGATGCCGGCCACGGTGCGCAGCTGATCGATGCGGATGTCGATCATGCTCACCAGCCGGTGGCGCTCATCCTGCTGGCCCTGGCGGTAGGTGCCGCTGTCGGTGATCAGCTGGCTGATTCTCGCGCGCATGTCGGTCATGGGTGCGAAATGCGAACGGTTGCAATGCCATCAAGCGGCACTCCCAATCGGTGGGCGGCACCGGCGCTCAGGTCGATCGAGCTGCAGTCGCACCGATCTGTGACCCGCACCGTGAGCCGGCGCCCTTGGTGGCTGATTTTCAGCGGCGTGCCACACGGCAGCCACGGATGCGCCGCGGACACGCCCCAGTGCTGGTAGGTGCCGCCGCAGTAGGTGGCGCGGCCGTGAAACCAGCCGTCGTAGACGGTGGCGGTTACCTCCCTCGCTTGGGCCGGTAAGGCCAGCAGCAGGGCGGCAGCGAGAGCAGCGCGGATCACAGCGCCTCCACGGCAGCACCAGGCCAGCGGGCCTCGGCGTAGCGGATGGCGGCGCGCTTTGTCTCGGCCTGCGTGATCCACGTCATAGGGCGGGCACCCTTGGGATAGACGATCAGTCGGAACTCCTTCGTGCGGGCCTTGGGCCGCGGCCGGCTGATGCCTTCGCCGTGCTGGCTCTGGTTCGGTTCGTCCTGCCATTGCCACGGCAGCATTGCTCCGGTGGTCTTAGCCATGGGTGATCGGGTGGGTAACGGTTTCGAGGTCGAGCCATTCGAGCTCAGACCACCACTGCATCCACGTGTCGGCGGCGATCAGCTTGGCCTCGGTGAGGCTGTGGGCCAGCACGCACTCCAGCACGTTGGCGCTGCGGATCTGAAAGTAGAAGCGGCGGGGGGTCATGGCTTCAGCGGCAGGTGGTCGGCGGTGCAGTTGTGGTGCGCCTTGGCGGGCTCCTGTTTGGCGCTGTCGTAGCCGGCGGCGTAGAGGCAGGCCAGCAGCACCACGACGGCGATGCGGTTGATGATGGGATTGGTGAGCATCATGCGAGCGCCTTGCGGACGCGATAGCGGGACAGGTTGAGGCGGGTGGCAATCTGCTGCTGGCTAAGGCCGGTGCGGCGCAGGACGCGCACGCGGCGATCATCTGAAGCGGTCAGCCAGTCGATCACGGCGACCAGAAGCATCAGCGGGATCAGCAGCTTCCAGATCACCAGGAGAGTGGTGGTGAGCATGGTGGTGAAGTGGTGGGTGCCGGGCCAACCGGCGGTGCAGGCTTATTCAGGCCCTGTTGCGCTCGGGTTTTTCGACCTCGTGTGCGCCGTTCGGTCGGGAGGCTCCTCTTGGCTTTCGCCGGGGTGCTTCCGTCCGCCCCATGCAGTAATGATTGCACACCGTCGGCAGCGCATCGTTGCGGATGTGACAGTTCTTCACACTTCCCGCGCGCGCGGCTTAGGCCCCACCTGCTCCACCTCCACGTGGCTCAGTGTCAGCGTCACCGGCACACGCAGCACCGGCTTGCTCGCGTGCCCAGAGCACCAGCCCACCGCATACCGGCTCACCTCCGCCTCGGCCGTGAACCATGCGTGGCCGCAGTCAAGGCACACACGCCGGCGCACCGTCTGGTCGGCAGGCTTGCTATTCGTCACCGCTGCCCGGTGGCGGGGGCAGCTGCACTTCGGGCAGTTCATGGGCACCATGGGGGCAGTTCCGCCCCAGAGAAATGGATTTCGGTCAGTGGCTGGCGGTTGAGATCCCGCCAGAAAAACAGTTTCAGATCGAGAAGCAGTGCCGCGATCTCGAGCGGCACCCGCAAATCGGCCGGCTAGCAGCTCAGCTCCTCCGCCAGTGCTACCACCAGCAGGAGATGCTCCAGGCCGCGGTCAACGAGATCGCGCGCCTGGAGCTCGAGCTGATGTGATCAGAACAGGTCGGCTTCGGTGATCTCGCTCACCACCCCACCAGTCGCCTGCGCGAGGCTGGCTGCAGCAGCTGGAGCCACCGCAGCCTCCTCGATCGCCTTCTGCACCTTGTAGTCGGGCTTGGCCACGATGCTGAGATACTTCACCCCGCTGCTGGCGGTCTTGGCCCAGCCGCTCAGCCGCACCGGGATCTCCTGCCGCTCACCCTGGGGTTGGGCATTCATCAGGTACTGCGCCAGCGCATAGGCCTGGTCGGCCGGCACGTTCAGCACGCCATCGAACTCGGGGTAGTTCTTGCCGGCCTCGTAGCGGTCGCCCATCCGCTTCTGCCAGTCGGCAGCGGATTGCTTGAACAGTGCGCCATTCACAGAGAAGCTCATCGGTTGGGTTGCGAGGGATTGTTAGGTAGGCCGCGCAGGTTGCGCTGTTCGTAGGCCACGACCTCATCCACGGGGTAGAGGACGCGGCCGCCGATCTTCACGAAGCGCGGCCCTCGGTTCTGGCTGCTGCGCCAGTTGTCGAGCGTGCTGAGCGAGACGATATTCCGCCATCGAGCAGCAAGCTCGCGCGGGGTCAGATACTCAGAAGATGTCATCGTTTGGATCCTCTCCCACGGGCTCAGCGGCCACGGTCGGCTTCGGTTGCTTGATCTTGGCGTTCAGGTCTTCGATCGTCGCCTTCGGCAGTTCAGGCTCGGCCGCGCGCACCGTCACCGGCTGCACGTCCACCACCTCCTCCTCGGTCTGGATGCCCACCAGCAGCTCGGGGATGTACAGCCGGCCCCAGAATGCCGCGGCCCGGTAGCGAATCATCAGGTCGGGCATGGTCTGCCACTTGCTGCCGCTCTTGGTGGCCCACCCTTCCTTCTTCGCCATCGCCATGCTCACCACCGGCCCTTTCAGGTCGGCGCCGCTGGCCAGCTCGGTGGCCACGCAGTAGCAGGCCAGGCTGTCGCCGGTGCCGCTGATCTCGTAGCGCAGCGGGCTGAAGCGGCCGCAGCCGTTGATCAGGCCGATGATGAACTGGCTCGACCAGCTAGGGCGGCCGTGGATGATGTGCAGGTTCTGCATCACCTGGAACGGGCTCATCCGCATCCGGCTGGCGATCTCCAGCGCCACCAGGCAATTCGCGAAGCCGTTCTGCCCTTGGAACTGAGGCGGGATGAGTGTCGAGCTGGCCAGCGCCTTCGCGATGCGTTGCGCATCCTCGAATGCCTGGATGCCTGAGAACACCGAGCCGCTCGAGCTGGTGGTCAGTGCTGTGGATTCGGTCATGACTTGAGGGCCATCAGGATGAAGAATGAACCGGCCGCCGCTGTCGCCAGCGATGCGTCGGTCAGGTGTGAGAGGAAGATCGCGCCGCACCAGGTGGTGATCGCGAACAGGATGAGATTGGCGAGCTGGTCCATCAGAACGTCTCGATCTGCTCGGCCGGTGCCACCGGCACGCTGCCATCGGCCCGTGGGCGCATCCACGCCGGCAGGCTGATCGTCTCGATCTGGTCGCTGTAGGCCGGCCAGTA